TCGTCATCCATGCCGATACGGTGGAAGGTGGCGTGCAGGGCTTTAAGCTGCTGGGCGCTGATAGGTTTGTTGGCAGTCGTTCTCATGGCTCATTACATATTACATTCTCCCCAATATCTTGCCGCCTCTTCCGGCCAGATGTCATAGTAGCCTTTCGGACCGATGAAGCGTCCCTTGCTGAAAGCCCGGTAGCCCTCGACGTAGATTTTCAAAGACGCGTCAAACATCACGCTCTTGCCACTGCGTCCGGTAGGCAGCCTGCCACTGGCATGGCTGATAAAAATCATCAGCTTGTTACGGTGGCGTTCTTTGAATTCAATATACTGCCGATAGGTCATCTGTGTGTATTGGAAACTGTCTATCACCACAAAATCTGGTGATTTCTGACGTTTCAGACGCAGGCTGAGCTGCTCGATGCTTTCATTGTCGATAAGCAGAAAGCGACGGTTGACCTCCATCATGCCAAAGCGGCGGAGTGTGTCCTGCATGGTGAGGCAGGCACCTTCTTCCATACTGTTATAGGCCACACGGCCGAAACGGCAGAGATACTTGCAGAGCTGCATCACAAATGAAGTCTTTCCGTTACCGGAGTTCCCCCACACAAACCAGACACCCCGACGCTCGGGGGTGCCGAAAGCGTCATGCCACACCCCCTCAAAGTCCAGTGTGTCAAACTTCATGGAAAGCATCTCACGTACCCCCTTGGCATTACGTTCAAAAGTCTCACTCATTACTCTGCCCCTCCTTTCTGCTGCTCGGCACGGCGCTTCTGCGCATGTATCACCCGTTTCACACGGCGCAGGTCATTGTCACTGGTTTCAGCATCTTTCAGCACACGTCTTATCTCGGCTTCACCGGTCAGCCCGTTGGCCTGACAGATGGCATACACGTCATTGCGGCTGGTGGCGTTCAGGTCGAAGAACTTGCGTCCGATGCGGCTGTTAATTTCCTTGTAGCCTTTCTTGTTGTATCTCAGCCCGTTGTCCACACGCCGCTTGATATAGTCGGTACTCATGAACACGATACCCGCGCGTCCTTCCAGGCGGTTGTAGATGCTGATGAAGTAATTCAATACACAGTCCGTCAGCTTGTCCCCCTCATCGAAGATGAGCAACGGGTTCTGGAGAAAACCGATCATACCGAGTGCATAGTCCAGCATGTCACGCAGGTTGCTGGTGCTGTCGGTAGGCGCGCCCACCTGCTTGGCTATCTCGCGCACAAAATCGCTGCGTTTCATATCTTCCGAGCAAAGGATATAGAACACGTTGCGGTGTGTGCGACGGAACTCTATGGCGGCAGTGGTCTTGCCGCATCCGGCATCGCCCACCATCCAGGTGACATTCTTGTACATCTGGGCGTCGGCCAGCACGTAGGTGGCGAGACGGAAGTTCTCACTCTCGCAGATGGTCCAATGCTCGAAGCTGAAACCTATCTGCGCCGCTATGCGGCTGAACATGTCGTCGGAGATGCTTTCGTACTTGGTGTTCAGAATCTGGCTCACCACAGCCGCACTGACACCCTGCAGGCTCTCGCTGGCGCGGTTGCGGCTGGGAAAGTTCTCACAGTAGGCCATCAGTGCGTCGCGGATGGCATCCTTGTCTTGTTTGGTTAGTCCTTTCATTCTTGAATGGTATTTAATTGGTTATTGATTGCCGTTTAAAATCTGTCCAGTGCCAGCTCGTCCAACGTCATGTTGGAGAGTGCCTTGGTATATTCCCCCATAGTGGAGTAATCGGTTTCCGTGTCCGCTTCGGCCTCCTCCCGCTTCTGTTTTTCCGGCAGGGAAAGAGGAATATGGAGCTCGCCACGGTCATGCCTTTCACGGTATCCGTCCATCTTATTCTTGCTGAGGTTCTTAGGTTTGGGAGTGGAAAGACCGAAGAGCTCGGCTGCGATACGTTCGTCAAGGTCGAAACGCTCGCCTTCCAGCTGGATGGCGGCCATGGTCTCCTTGTTCCGGTCGATGGTTTTCCGCATGAAGCTGCTCTCTTCCGGTGTGCGCTCCTGCGTGGCGCGGCTGACAGTGACCTTAGGAGTGGCGGTGGCACTGTACTTGGCACCGGTGGCGGTATTCCGCCACAGCTCCACGCGGGTCATGTCCATAGGATCATACATCACGGTGAACTCGCGTCCGGTATTGCGAAGCGCCCATGCCTCGTCACGCAGGCCGTCGGCGGCATATACGTCATAGTGGTATTTCCGTTTGTCTATTTCAAACTGAAGTCCGTAGTTGGTATAGGTCACGGCTTTGGGATGGCACAGCCAGAACATACGCATCATGTCAACCTCCGTAACGGGTTGGGCCTCGGGATTCCCGCTCATGCGGTACATCTCCATGTGTGGAATACCGGTGGCGAAGTGCTTTTCCTCATTGTTCCATCTGTCACGGCATTCCTTATAGATTGTTTTCAGTTCCTCGAGCGTGGGAAGTGCGTAGGCGTTCTCCTCTATGAATTCCAGGTTGGGCTTGCTGTTCAGTTTCTTGGCGTTCACGTTCTGTCCCGTGAAATGCCAGATGGCATGAAGGACTTGTGCCTGGAAACGGTAGAAGGCATTCTCTATGGTCTTGGACTGTCCGTTATAGGGCATCGTGGGACGGTGGAGTACCGTAAGGCGTTGGAAGAATCCCGCGGCGTCGCCTTTCTTGTGTCCTCCCTGGTTGTCGGTCACTATCTCGTAGGGACGGCTGCCGGAAACTTCCACGGCCATGCGGTAGGCACGATACTGGCAGTCGAAATTCTCGTTCGGGGCGATGTCATATCCAAGCAGGGTCTCGCTATAGGCATCCATCACTTCATATACGCCGGTGGTGCACATCTTGCCCTGTTCATTCCTGTAGTAGAGGTTCAACTTGGTACCGTCGCCATACCACAAGGCATCGCGCATCTGCGGGAGGCTGGTCTTCATCAGACTGGTGTACTTGGCTTTCCATTTCTGCATGCCATGTACCGCCGCATACCACATAGGCATCACGGCAGGGTCGTTGAGATAGTTCTTCACGGTGGTGGGCGACTTGATGATGTTCAGGCCGCGCTCCACCGCCTGGCGGTTGTATTCGTCGAAAATCTGCGCCTCCGTATAGCGGGGAACGATGCTGCGGCGGAGCTTCAGCAACAGCCGCGCCACTTCGGGAACCACCACGCGTGCCGCCTGGTTGCCCGTGTTCTTGTTGACAAGGGCGGCGTAGCCGATCTTTTTATAAGCGTTGAATTTTTCGCGGAGACGGGTCTTGGGCAGTGTGTGTCCATAGTGTTCACGAAGCTTCTCACATGTACCTTGCACCGTTTCCCACACGATGGACTTGCGGCTGTAACCGCACTTGCTATGCAAGGCTCCGGTCTCTTTCTCCACACGGACCAGCTCGTTCATCACCTCGGCATTCAGCACATATTCGGCCTGGCGTTCCAGAGAAATGGCGGGTTGGTAGGTCCTATAGAATTCCACGGCCTTGCTGTCACTGCGGATAATATTACTCATTAATTGTTCTTTCATTTCTTCCAAAGCATTGGGATAAAGTCTGTCATAATCCCGGCGAAGGGGAACTGGAAGGCTGAGATAGTCATAAAGAGCCTTTCTCCCATTCCCCCCAAGCTGAACTTGCATAATCAGCTTGGCACTGACCTTCTTCTTTAGGTTAGATTCGCTGATAATACCACCTCCGACAAGCTCTGCATGGGTGACACACCTTATTTTACCGTACATTTCCATAATCAGAAACTTTATACTTTTCAACATTGTGCAAGCCCCGGCATCGAACCGGGGAGCCGGCCACTTCCGCATGGCAAGGGAAATTCCGGACTTGCCGAACAAGCTGTTCCTAAACTGTTTCGATATCCGTCTTATCCGGCATACAAAGCGATATCGCCACGATGACCGATAATACGATGATTACAAACGCATTGCGGCTGTCCGCATCCGTTGCGTCAACATTGGTTCCCAGCCACATGCCATAGGTCATGCCCATGGCTACGGCAATCTTCTGAATTGTTCTCCAGGTTTTCATGTCTTGTAAAGGTTAAGAGTTTTGTTCTATGAATTCATCAATTTCGTAATATACCGTGAGTCCCTCCGGCAGCATGACCGGTTCCACCGGGTCATCCACATCGGAATATTCCACGTCGAAACATACACGGCCGTCCTCGGCAAATACGATGGCGTTATGCTTCGCCATCAGATCCCGCAGCTCAAGCAGGAAAGCCGCTTCTTTATCTGTCAATTTTCTATTCATATCTTTTTTCTTTGATTTCAATTGAAAAATCTATCCCTATTCATCCCGAACCGGGATAGTTTCGCTACATTTGTAGCTGTCTAACTAATACTAACTCTTAATTCAACCATTATGAGTCTAAAAAAGAATCAATGGCGGG